AGGGACGCCGGGTACCGACGGTAAAGACGGCCAAAAGGGCGACCAAGGGACGCCGGGTACCGACGGTAAAGACGGCCAAAAGGGCGACCAAGGGACGCCGGGCACCGACGGTAAAGATTCTTTATCCAATATTCTGAAAGATACCGGCCAATGGCGTGAGGATCGACTTTATCCTGCAAATTCATTCACAGTTTGTTATAGTAATCTTTATCAAACAGATATTGAGACGATAAATCAACCACCGACTAGTCCAAATTATTTATACAGTCAAAAAATTCCGTATACTCCGTGGCGATTGGTACTTAAAACAAGTCAAGGTGGTAGTGGGAGTCCGGGGAAAGATGGTGCGCCGGGGAAAGATGGCGTCCCTGGAAAAGATGGCGTAGGAATTATTCCATTGAGTACAATTACAGACGCGGTAATAAAAACCGGCCAGCCACTCTATATTAAATCAAATGCGCACGCCGGATTAGCTCAGGCTGACACTAAAAATACTTTGGCAATTGGATTAGCCTACGCCGATTCCGACGCCAATATTAAATACCTTACGGACGGGGTGATTACACAATCTGATTGGACAAATGTGACTGGTACGGCCACATTGACAGTCGGAGATTATTTTTTGAGTGCAACTGTGGCGGGAGGATTAACGACAGTTGCTCCAAATACAGGGTTTGTAATACGTATTGGGCACGCTCTCGGACCCAATATATTTTCCATAGAAATTGATTCTCCAATCAAACTTTAAATGAGGTGGTGTGATGGTAGACGTTTATCGAAAACCGCTAGTCTTGGATTTAACCACAGGATTAGAAGAACGAATTCAAAGTGGTGATGGTCTTGATCTTGGTGCGTGGCAAGCACCGATAGCAATAGGCGATCCAGGTCAGGTTCTTGCTGCCCCTGCAACCGGGACAATAGCAGAATGGGTTGATCCTGATACTGGCCCCGCTGGTCCGGGTTATTTGGCGACTTCTGCTACTGACAATGTGGCGATTGGAACGGGTAGTAAAACACTTGTGACTCAAACAGGGTTAGCGTATACCGCAGGTGCCCGTGTTCGTGCTACTGACGGTGGGAATGTCGCAAACTACATGGAAGGTGTTGTGACTTCCTATTCAACGACCTCACTCGTCTTTACTTCTGATCTGGTTGGTGGTTCTGGTACACCGGCCACTTGGAATATCAATCTCGCTGGCAACAAAGGGACGGCAGGAGCGGATGGTTCGGACGGCTCAAATGGATCAAATGGATCAAATGGTGCTGTTGGTGCGGGTTATACTGCCACTTCTACAACTTCTCTATTGATTGAAGTTGCAAGTAAGCAATTTACAACGCAAGCCGGATTGGCATATACTGTTGGTGCCCGTGCCCGTGCGTCCAGCGCTGCTGGGCCGACTAATTATGTGGAGGGTCTCGTATCTGGGTATTCCAGCACTACATTGACGATCAATGTTGATCGAATTGGTGGGACAGGGACCAAGGCTGATTGGAATATAAATCTTGTTGGCGATGTAGGTGCCACTGGAAGTACAGGTGCCAGTGGTGTTGATGACATTATACTGACCAACGCTAATGCAGGAACCATTGCGATTTGCTTCGCAGTCTATGTGAAATCGAATGGGAATGTCGATCTTGCGAAAGCTGATGCAGTTGGGACTACGGAAACCCTCGGTCTTGTGGAAGACGCCGCTGGGATTACTACGGTAACTCCCGGTAAGATTTTGATGGACGGTATTTTAACTGCCACCGATAACCAATGGAAGGCAGTTCAGGATGTGAGTGCAAGTTTAGTTCCAGGTAAGGTTTACTTTTTGAGTGCGGCTACGGCTGGAAAGATTGCAGTGGCAGCCCCATCTACTGGATTTGTTCAACGTGTTGGGCGCGCAATTAGTACGACCCAAATGGACTTACAGATCATGGCTCCGATTAAGTTATAATAAATCATGGCTGACGCAAAAGCAGTTGTAATTGATACTAGTGGTATGGTTCGTAATTCTGCAACCGGGGACGTAGTTGTCGTCCCCGGTTTGAAGGATTCTGCGCTTAGTACCGGAAAAATTCCAGTTGCCACAACTGACGGACAATTGATTGATGGTCCAACAGATGCTTCTACTAATTGGAATAGCGCCGTGTCGCATAAAACTACGGAAGATGCCTTAACTGGATTAGTTAAGTGCGACGGCGCGGGTAATTATTCCGCCGTCGTTGACTATAGTGCAAACTGGATAAATAATTATAATTATTTAATCAATGGTGGATTCGATTTCTTCCAACGAACTGCACCGGAAACCCTTACGGCAGTTGCCAATGATGCCTACGGTCCCGACAGATGGAACATTTTAACGCAGACTACGACGGTCCAGATTCAACGGGTGGCAGGTGCATTTTTTTCATATCATGGGGGAATATTAAAACAGAATCAAGCAGCCGCACAACGAATGGGGATGGAACAGATTTTAGAAACTGTTACATCGTTGGCACTTAGAAATAGAACTATTACCGTCCAGGCACAGATTAAATGTTCATCTAGTCAACCAATTAGGATAGCAATTTTAGAATGGACAGGAACAGCAGATACACCTACAAGTAATGTGGTAAGGGATTGGACCAGTGGAACTTTTACCGCCAATAACTTCTTTTTGGCCTCAAATTTAACCGTTACGGCAGTTGCGGCAGTTACTCCAACGGCGTATACATGGACGCCTTTTAGTGTAAGTGGCACCGTTAGTGGAAATTGCATCAACCTGATTGTTTTTATTTGGACCGAAGGAACGGCAGCACAGAATGTAACATTAGATATTACTGAAGCGGGTCTTTATACTGGGACGCAAATAAGAAATTGGGAACCCAGATTTATGCAACAAGAAATAGCACTTTGTCAAAGATATTATGAAAAAAGTTACGAGTTAGATATTCCCCCCGGAACTGCGTCATACGACAGTTCCATGGCGACGACGATGGTTACTGCCATTCGGCCAGGGGATAGACATATACAATATCAGACTAAAAAAGTCGCCGCAAATGCCCCTACATTATGGTCTGTAAAGACAGCAAATACATCAGGTGTCACAACCAATACAGACGACGGGCTGGACTGTACAAGCTTAATTGATTATGCAAGCTCATCAGGTGCAACATGGTACGTTAGCGCTGGCGGTATAGCAGGACATAGCCATTATTTTCATTGGTCAATTTCTTGTGAGTTATGAATGCCAGGTGTATACGTAGCATTACCGCCGATTGACGTAACTCCGGTTATTCCGCCTGGTTGGAAATCTAATTGGGAATTTCCGGGACCGGACCCGCCAGGATATGAATCGGTATATATTATGGAATTTGTCGATCCGCCAACAGAAGTTAATGGCGGAGACACAGCTACATTTACCGCAAGAATAGCGACTTATGGGTCAGACGGCAATTCATATATAACGGGCGCTCCCAGCAACGTAATAACCACATGGACACAGAAACGGGGGCTACTGGAAAAGTGTCATACGATGCCACTTCCGACAAGGGAATAGCGGCAGTCAATACAGGAGTACATTCGTTTAATTTTTGGAGTGGCGGAGATTCTTGGACGGCTACTGGTCACACCCTTAGTTTTCAATACACAGTTGATTGCGAATTATAAGATGTTCATTATTCAAGCACCATATCCGACGTTACAAGTAACTATGTTACTTCCAAATCCACAATTTAGTGATGCCGAATCATTGTTGGATACTGTCAATATAAAACGGGCGATGGATGGAACGCTCTATACGTATGTTCACACGCGAGAGAGTAGACGAAAGCTAAGTTTGAATTTTTCACTCACCCGAAACAAGGCTCTTGAATTACGTGCTTTTATCCAGTCTTATTTTTCCTCTAAGGTAAAAATAAAAGACCATAATAACCGAGTATGGGTTGTAAATTTTACCAACAATCCGTTTGAATATGACACCCCCGAGAGAGCCGCACCGGCTATCTCTCCTATGCCATTAGGTGAGTTACAGACAATAACTCTTGAATTCGAGGGAATCGAGATAGTATGAGAACTTTAATAGGCGGCGCACCAGCTAAAGTAGCACAGAAATGTGGCACTGAACCTATGACTATTGTAGAAATACAGTGGGTTGATGGTGGCGCGCGTTTTTTATATGCTGATCGTAAGATTGCCAATAGTGCGGTAGTAGGACAGATTACGAGTATTGGTAGTATTGATTCAACTGTCACCGATGATACAACGACTGATTCAACACAAGTAACACTGACACTTGATGATACAGATGGAAAAATAAAAGTTCTTTGTGATACATACGATCTCCATAAACGCCCAGTTTGGATTTATCAGTGGTTCAGTGGACTTTCTATCTCTGATAAATTCCTCCTATTCAAAGGTGAAATGAACAGTCCATTTATATGGGGCGAGGGCGATGTCACTGTAACATTCACTGTCACCAGTAAGATTGAAGATACCGAAGCCGGGTTCTCTATGGAAGAAGGTGATTTTCCCACTATTCCGGCCGATGCACTTGGTAAAGTTTGGCCTCTTTGTTTTGGTTCTGTGTGCGATGTGGCGGCTGTACAGGTACGTTCACCGCGTAAAGGTATTTTACAGTCTGGTGAAGGTATCCATGACTACACTCTTGAATCTCGTATTTGTCAGGCTCGTTATCTCCAATGTGCTAACGTGGCACTGGGTACCGAGACAACTATAACCAACGATTATGTTCCTCAATATGATCCAAATACCGGTTTGTTACTTCCCAGTACGGATAATACCACAGTCACTAAAACTCAAGCCTGGGGTCCAGATCAGACATGTGTGGAAGATGCCTATAATACTATATGTGACTTACTCCATCAATTAACTGAACAGAAAACGTATGAACATTCTACGATACTAATTAAGGGAGGTATTGATTTTCCTCAACATATAAAGGTTACTTTAAATATCAATGGAGGAAAATTTACCGGTTCATTCTCGGGCGAGGTATTTACTATTCTCAGTCGAGAACATCCTGATTACGCCATCAATCCGCCATCTATATGTAAATCAATTGGATGTACGTCTTATACTGCGGCCACTCTTTTATCGGCGGGTGATTGGGTACAAAATACTGATTGTGATGGTGGTGCTTCTTGGTATAATGGACTACTAGAAAACGGCGCAAATGGTGGAACAAATGCTGATCCTACTGATGTAGCGGATTTTTGTGATCCAAGTGCCCATACAAGTCAAGGAAATAAATCGGACGGTGGCCCCGCTGCATCGCAGAAAGCCCTTGATGACATGGTAACGGCATCTTTCTTTTGGGCACAGGCCGGTTCAGAGGTATATTTAGAAGGAGAAGCCGAAGTTCTTTATATTGCCAATCTATTGCCCTGTACAATAACGAGGATTGCGGCTATAAAAAATACGTCTCAAGGTTCAAAGTTAATCACTGTACCTTCATCATATTACACAATTTATGAGACTGACTATGACGGTTATACTGTGACCGAAATCGGCATGACCCAATTATTAAGTCAACGGAATGAATTGATTATCAATCCAGATGGCACAAAAAGAGTTGCGGCGTCTAAATGGAGTGATGGATTGTATATCACATTGACTTCCACTATCGGTCCTAACCCCGTTGATATAATTCAATGGCTTGTTGAAAAATATACATCGTATACGGTCGATCCGACTACCTTTGCTCTCGTAAAAATTAGATTGACAAATTATCCAAGCAATTTCGCATTGACCAAACGCGAAAATGTGATGACATTGATTGGCGAGATCGCCCATCAAAGTCGTTGTCTATATTATGTACGTAACGATGTCGTGTATTTAAAATATTACTCTGCAACTCCGACACCAGAAGTGACTATCACAGAAAGTGATATTATCGCTAATACTCTGGATATTACTCTCACAGATACCACTAAGGTTTATACTAAACATAAAATAACTTGGAAAAAGAGTGACTATGAAGGTGATCTTGATTTAATTCTAAAACTCAATACAGCTAAGTACGGAACCAGTGAACTTGATACTACGTATAATACTCAGAATATTTACGACAATATTTTAAAGAGTTCTACATTCTGGTTGATCCGCGATGCCAATATGTGGAAACAGGTAGAATTTTCTACGCCACTTCATTTATTGGCTTTAGAAGTTTTTGATTGTGTAACATTGAATCTTGCGAGTCTTTCGACTTCGCCTGTACTCGCAGTAATAACTGCGGTAAATTATGATGTAGGAAACGAACAGATTAAGTTTACATGTTGGACTCCATTGAAGTCTGGTTCAACTCTACCATATTTATTTGCATGGCCAGCTTTTCAATCACGTAAATCAAGGTTTCCTACTGCCGAAGAAACTGCCGCTGGATTAGGTTATGATTTTACAGTGGCCCCTCCTGTAGGACATTTGTTATATCAACCTACAGTAGCACCGGATGGGCAGACTACTATATTGGTGTCTCAAGGTGATCCGTATCCATCTGATTTGGACGATACTTTGAGTTTATGCTTTTGTCCGACTGCTGATGATGCAGTAGTTGAAGAACCCGATCCAGTGTTTACAGCATTATTACGGGCACAACGGGCGGACCAAACTGCTAAGAACACAGAAACACCTACCGGAGCAAGTGGTGGAGGTGGCAACCAGAATAAGAAAAAGAAGAAAGATAATGGTTGTCAATGTACTTCGAGTGTTGACGACCCACTAAATAATAGTTGTATGGCCATTGTGTCCGTTTTATACAGTACGGCCGAATTGGTACGACACGGGTGTGGTGGGCGAATTGGTTGTGGTTATGGCCCCGGAGCAAATTGTATGGGTTCTTTATTTACTTGGTGTTACACTATGGGATCGAGTGTAATGGCTACGACGTTTGCCAGTAGGATAGCTGCTAAAATGCACGTACCTACGGCATGTAGTGATTGTGATTCTGGGGACTGGAATTGTGGAGATACAAAACCATATTGTGGGCCGACTATTGTAATTTGTGGAAATTGTGCTTTTGATACACATGGAAAGTACGTTGGACAAGGTGATACCCGTGCACCTACGAAAGGACCATAAATATGGAACCTCTTTGCAATAGACACAATAGAATTACGGTCTGTAAAAAGGACGGCACTAAAACCGAAGTTATTCGTTGTGCTGACCAATCTTGTATTCACTTTACAAATATAGTTACAGATGAACAGTGTATTCTATGTCCTCGGCACCAAGAAATATTGGTTGCTACACCACCGCTATTACCGCCGGATTTGGAAGCAATGGTCATTAGTTCTGGTCCAGTGAATCCAGACGTTCCTAAAACTCCGGGAATAATTCGACGTATTATGACTTGGACGGAAGCGATGGCAGGTTGGATTACAGCCGGAAGTCCAGAACGATCTGATGTCGAAGCCAGAGAAATTTTTAATAAATTTTGTAATAAATGCAGTTGGTATGACCGCGATAAAAAATTATGCAAAGGATGCGGTTGTAATGTGAGTGAAAATGGCCAACCTGCACTAAATAAAATTAGAATGGCTACTCAACATTGTCCCCAAAATCTGTGGTAATTTAAAAATGGCAAGACTAATTCCTGTAGAAGGCACAATTGGACCAGAAGAATCTCTGATGACCATAGTTCAAAGATATGTAACGAGTGTCCCTCGCCCAACCCGTTTCAGTTATTTGGAGAATAATATGGTCATCATTAGTTTTCTTGATCGGACTGACATCAATCAAAAGGCTACTGAATTGGTAGGAGACTCCGAGATAACTATCTATGGTCCTGCGATCATACACAGTAAACAAGAATGTCAATAAACAAAAAAATCCCCGCCACCTGAACCCTGAGTAGTAAAGATACTCAGGCGGTGACGAGGATCGGGACATGACAAGCACGCCCCTACCGCGCGGCCAGAAGTGCTTTATATACTTGAGCCTCAGCTATAGAGTCGGCCAGAGCGTCGTGAGGCTTGGTGTTGATGATTCCAAATTGCTGGCAAAGTTCTTTTAGACCCACACTTTTGTAAGGTATTTCTTCGCCTCTTAGTGCTGCTGCATCATTTAATGCCAGGGCATGAATCATAGCGTCTCTTGGAAGGTAATGAAAGATTCGGTCCATTTCGGCACAACCGAGCCATACTTTGAGAAATGAATTTTCAAACACAAAATTATGTGATAAAGGAATAAGGCGTCCGCCAACCGACAAATGCAAGGTTTCAAACCATTCTGCTAATTCATCGGCCACTCGTTCTTTACCGGGGGCGTCATTTAATTCTTCGAGTGTAAGACCATTGATAACTAGGGCTTGCACTTCGGTTCGTTCTGGGTGATCTGGTTTGATATTTGTATAAAACGGTGTACCTATTGGTTTTAAACTGTTATCTAAAGGTACAATTGCAATTTGAATAATATCGTGGAATCCAGGTCGGACGCCGGTTGTTTCAATGTCTATCGCCACTATTATATTATTTTTTAAGTGCTTCATAGTACATTCAACCTTGCATATTCACCGTGATATTTCTTGGCGGCAGAATTATATGCCCTGGCTGCTTCCTCTTTATTGATAAATAATCCGAGGTATATTTTACGGTAATCTACTTGGATTTGTGCAACCCATTTTCTATTTGGTTTGTTCCAATGAACACCTTTAAAGCCAGACATATTATCCCGGTGCCTGATTTTATTGCGGCAATTTTCAGCATTAGTAGCTGGGCGAAGATTTGATCTTCTATTGTCCAATTGATTTCGATTGACATGATCGACTTGTGTAAAATTTTTAAATCCCATTCGTTTTATAATGAGTCGGTGCATTAAAATTGTTGTATGTCCTGTCGATGTATAAATCGTTCGTCCTGCACTGAGGCGGTGCGGCGGATAACATAAAGTACACCATTTCCATTGATTAAGAAAAACATAATCAACGTCGCTGACTAGCGCAAACTTTCCTTGTGTGAGTTTGATGCGTTTCATATTAGTACCACTTCACACATTGGAAAATCATAATCATCCAAGTTGCTGTGAGAGCGAGTCCGATCCATAATCCTCGCCAACTGTGAAAATATAGGGCCGAGATTACAGTCAGTGGAAGTAATGGAACCCACAGTAACCAATACCATGCCATCGCCAGAAAAAAGATAAAGGGTGTTGCTGGGTCCATTAGATTGTATACTCCACAGGTTCATTCTTTGGATCATAGGGACATGATTCGGAACAATTTCCACCCAATTTAGGGATCATACATCCTTTGCAGATTTTGTTGGTAACGCGGAGAACTCTTTTGGGTTCGCCATTCTTATTTCTGTCTAATCCTCGAAGACGTTCTTCATCTGGGATAGTGGGTTCAGGTTTCCATCGTTTATTGAAATCCGGTAATGAGTCGGAGAAACCTGTAGTATCCGTTGGAGGCCGATCATCGCCTTCTTTGTATGTGTCTTTGAAATGAATCAAGAACATAAGATTACAGAGGGCATGATCCAGGTGGTGCATCCCACTTTCTTCATCCAATTCTTCTCGGAAGAACCAGTATTTAAACATGTGACGCATCATGCAATCAAAGGCAGTTGACCATCTTCCACCCTTGGCCCAATTCCATTCTGCATATTTAGTGGCACCCCACATAAGAACGCGAGTAGCACCGGCTACTAAGTGCATCGGAAAAAGTGATAAACGTACTTTACCATTATTAGCTCGGGCACAAGTACCGCGTTTATTACTGGAAATGTCTCCCTCATTGAAATTACGATCCATTATTCATTCTCCAAATTGCGTTTTAATTTGTTACCTTCGCTATACCACGGAGTTCCCGGTTTAGCGTCTTTGTCCCAGGATATGTTACCGATGAATTTCTTGTTATCTGTACTTTTCCCAACTGGGAATACTTTTTGTAGATTGCGAATAATTACATCCTGACTTTCCCACTTTTGCTTATCGAGTGGGTCAATCCATTCAGCAAATTTGATTTGGAATTCTTCCAACGAAATCTTGATACCCGGAATTGGATAACAATTCTCAGCCACAAATCTTTCGATTGGTGTCCGTCGAGAATCCTGCATACGGGATTTGTTTTCAGTCTCGACGATTGGAAGGTGCATACGACCTTCGGCTGCCGGTAATTCGAGGTTCATCAAGGTACGGAGGAAATCACCAGCTTCCAGTGCTAGGAACTCCATCAATTTAATTTTGGGTATTTCAACATTGTCCGGTAAGGGTGGGACATAGATCATATCAATACGGGTGTCACCCGGAAATATAGGACAATTTTCAGGGTGATTAGCTACTTGAATGATCTTCAATTTATTCGGAATCAAATATGTATCCGTCCGCATCTTACGGATAGGAATCATCCGGGCAACAACCCATTCTTTAAGTTTTGAGTGCGCACCCGGCGTCTTTGATATGTCAATTTCTTCTACGTAGGCAATGATCGCACCAGCTAGTTCTCCATTGAAACCGCTCTGGCTGGTCAGGGCTTGATTCGCTGATTCGATACCTTTGGTAATTAGACAAGAGAATGATTCATGGAAGGTACTCTTGCCACAATTTTCGCCACCGTACAAGAATAGATATGGTAACGGTTGGAATGGATCACGTAAAGCACACGCCATCCAAGCCAGTCCATAATCATATCCTGATTTAATCTTCAATCTATCCGACCATTCGGCCTTTTTAATGGCGGCATCCAACGAACCAAAACAATGTTTCAATATCATATCCCAGTGAGGATGTTGAGGATTATCGGTATCAGACGGCGGAACTTTAAATTGTGCCGCGTCTAAATTCCATCTACGGTCGCCAGGATATTCAGGTTGGAATGGGAGATTCACTAGACACCAATGTCTGGACCATATATGGGCCGCGACTAAATCTATTTCGGTCTTGGCTAGTCCTGTGATTAACAATTGTCCAGCCACTATATCTTTAGTGGCATCTATCCATTTCCCATTATCGGCTCGTGCGCACCAGCCCGCACTTTTATTTTCGGGCGTCACCAGAAATCGGATCAACTTGTCATATTCAGAGAAACTTTCTTCATTTACCGGGCCTTCCAATTCAGCTTTTACATTGAGGACACGGGTAATTTTTCCGTGGTTATTATTGACCCAACCTTTAGGGATGTCTTCGCCTTTGTTCTTATCAATGGAGATCGTGACACGCCCATCTTTTTGGGCCTTTAATTTAGTTTCTCTGTCTTGGAAACCTTCTGGTATGACTACAGTGTGGCCCAGATTTTTAACAACTTCGGCAGCGTCTTTGGCGGTATCAAATACATAGCCGCCTTCATTTGGTGCTTCCGCACCACCTTTAGCACGGGACGCCGTATGTAAGTCGGCAGGACGATTGAAGAAACAAGTGGTCCAGCCACCACTATCTTGTTCCCAGGTCTCGGCTTCATTCGTGCCTTGACTAAATCGGTAGACTTTCCAAACTCCATTCGGAAGTGGGAAAGCGAAACAATTACAGGTCGCCGGGTGCCGTCCTTCGGATAATGTCTTGAAAACGCCCTTGTACTTTCCAGATATTTCTTCAAATGCTTTAGTGTGTGTTTGAAGAAGATGATAATCAGATACCCAGATTGTAGAATATCCAGCTTGACCTAATTCATCAATGATCGCCTTGTGTTGGCCATCTAATGGAATTATACGGCGGCTATTAGCGAGAGATTCAAATGGGTCTTCTTGTTCAGTGGAGACACCCGTGACGCGGATTTTGGCACGTTGTCGTGTGACAACTTCGATATGATCGCGCCAATTGGGAGGAAGATCGGAGAGAGATAAAACCTGTGTGGCTGCTTTAATAACTTCTAGGCCGTGGTTTTCCTTTGTGATCTTGCGGTGCCATATCCACATATTGCCGCCACATACATCTATATGACTGGCGAAGTCAAATCCCGTGGCTGAACTCATTAGACCTAAGATACAGCGTGCTAACGCTGCGTGTACGGTATGATTTTCGGTAGGAATGTTATCCAGATAACAGTATAGATGCAGACCTTTACCACCTGTACTTTTACGTACCTCTATATATGGTAAGGCTTGGACTGCTATCTTTACTTTTTCAAGATCACTGTCAGATATGCCTACGCCCGCCGCGTGTCCAGTAATACTGTCCACATCGAAGGCAACCCATTTGGAAACTCTGTCTTTCCATTGCCAACCAGTCATACCAATAGCTTCGGCATGAAGATCAAGTGGCCAACGAATTTCAAAATCTTTCCATTCTGGTTCACTGTTGGCATGGTGGGGCAGACGAAAATTATACCATTCATTGGTGCCGTCTGTATATGTACTTCTCTTACCTTCTACAGCCTCACCATTATCAACAGCCACATTGGTTTGGCACTCCATGTCAATGGACCACCTATCAATTAGGTCTTGATTGGCTGGTAAGGCTCTGGCTTTAAGAAACGATGATAGGGATTCTGATATTTTAGGCATATACTATAGAATACGAGATTTGTGCCATTTTGCTTCAAAAATATGAGATAATTTATAAATTTATGAAGCAAAACCTCTTAAATCCCGTATTCTATAGTATCTACTCAATGTATTCTGTATTTTGTACTCTTTTTCGAGGTATTTTGTATGTCTAAAGAATTGGTTCCGTTTAATGCCGATCAGTTAAATCAACTCCCGTCTACACAGCTCGGCACGGATGAAAGTTTTAATGATTTGGCTAAGAATTCTGGCTTTCTCAAGTATTTGAAGCTGTGTTCTAATGACAAGTACGCAAAGGCCGGTAAGATCGCCTCTGGTCACTGGGGTATCCCTGATAGTGACGGGGCAATTCAAGATTTGGGCACATCCATCGACGTTTTACCCCTGGCTAAACGCCCTAAAGCGGTCGATATGAAGGATAAGTCTGCCTTAATCATTTCTTACGATGTGACTGCTGCCGAATTCAAACGAATTCGATTGGAAGCGGCGGAAAAAGACTCGGATTGCCAGTTTGGCGTCAGTTTCTTGGTTCTGGAACGGTCCACGGGACAATTCCTCGAACTATTCTTCGGTAATGAGACTTCGCGCCGCAAATTACAAGAAGTATATCCATATTTGCCCTTATCACAGGCGGATATTGATGCCCGTGCAGCTAATAAGCAAGATGTGACCGATTTGGAGCCACATTTTGCGTTACCCCTTACTATCAATATCAAATTTATTGAGGATAAGAAAGGCCGGTCGTGGCATGGTCCCGTGCCGGTAAAATGTTCGGCACCGTTTGCCAAAATTCCTCCAATAGAGGAAATTGTAGAGGCGATCACTAGGTTTAAGGCTGTCAAATCAGACGGCGTTGAAAAGATTGCCGAACCGGAAGGCAAAAAGAAACGAGCGCGATAACTCTGATTATCTAATCCGGAATCGTGCTGGCCGACGGCAGTTACGATTCTGGATTAGATTTAATTAAACTATGGTCCCAGAAGCATGTTTTATTGTGAAACCGGATATTAACTTCGCTACGTTTGTTGGCCTCAGTCAACAGGCGGATATTGATGCCCGTGCAGCTAATAAGCAAGATGTGACCGATTTGGAGCCACATTTTGCGTTACCCCTTACTATCAATATCAAATTTATTGAGGATAAGAAAGGCCGGTCGTGGCATGGTCCCGTGCCGGTAAAATGTTCGGCACCGTTTGCCAAAATTCCTCCAATAGAGGAAATTGTAGAGGCGATCACTAGGTTTAAGGCTGTCAAATCAGACGGCGTTGAAAAGATTGCCGAACCGGAAGGCAAAAAGAAACGAGCGCGATAACTCTGATTATCTAATCCGGAATCGTGCTGGCCGACGGCAGTTACGATTCTGGATTAGATTTAATTAAACTATGGTCCCAGAAGCATGTTTTATTGTGAAACCGGATATTAACTTCGCTACGTTTGTTGGCCTCAGTCAACAGGCTCTTGGGCGTAGTCCGGCTACCAAAGTAGACTCTAGTGCTCTACATCCATCGGAAACTACACGCTTCCTGAGTTGTCTGGCAGCGTTACGTGACCCGCACGCGCCAGTAGGTTTGTCCCCACATTTATTGGCTCATGTGACATTCAGTATATTAGTCGCCGCAGATGAACGTGATATGTTCGATATTATACAGGTCGTAGCGGGTATGCCGTTTATAGTGACAGACATGATTATGCGTGGTGTACAATTATCCGTTATAACCGGTAATCTCAATCAATGGAGAGATTGTGTAATATCTGGATCGGTGACGAAAGTTGAATTTAACGTGAGGGTGTTCTTTAACAATGTGATGCAATTATTCATTATCAATGGCTTGGATGTGTGGAAAGAACTCAAACGTACTTCTGTCAAAGATGGAACTTTTTTACTCACCCATTCCCCATGAAAGAAATTCCCCATGAAAGAAATTCCACAGTTGGTATGGGACCAGATTGCTAGATTTTGGTCACATGTACAATGGCAATATGGTGATAGATGTTGGATATGGAAAGCCGGTAAGGGTAGACGTGGCTACGGACATTTTTATCTTAATGGTCATACTTACAAAGCGTCTCGAATTGCATATTACTTACAAACAGGAATAGACCCTAGAGATAAACAGATTTGCCATGTTTGTGATAATCCTTCTTGCGTAAATCCTAATCATCTTTGGGCCGGAACTAGTAAGGACAACAATCAAGATAAAACCAAGAAAGGCCGACAAGCAAGAGAAGAAAATCATGGCCGTTCCAAACTTACTGTATCGGATATATTGATAATAAAATCAGTATCAGATAATACTGTAGTTTTGGCAGAACAATTTGGCGTCGGAAATGCAATTATCAGTAAGATACAGCGCGGTATTCTCTGGCCTGATGTGGCACCGCACCTAACACGAAAGTCTAAGAGACCTGGATTAACACCGGATATAATTCGTGAGATTCGTCAATCTAGTTTACAAAATTATTTACTCGCAAGAAAGTTTCATATAAGTGACGCTATGATACATAATATAAAGAATAAATTAGCGTGGCGAGGTATCGAATGAGTATTGAACAGATCAAATTAACTACCCGCACTACCGGTGGTTCTTTAATTCGTATTGATGCTACGATAGAGTACCGGGATGGGCGGATATGGTTTTTAAAGGCACCGTATAGTGCAAAAGATGAAATTAAAGCGATGGCGGGGAGTAAGTGGCACGGCTACGATGATGATCCACGCAAGATTTGGTCTGTCACTGATTCACAACGTAATCGCTTTCAACTTGGTTGGTTGATGGGTGAGGATGTGTATGCGTGGTTTGATCGTGATATTATCAAACATGAATACACCCGCCCATTAAAAGGTTATCAAATAGAATTAGCAGATTGGTTCCTGACTTATCATTATGGTATTATGGCGGCTGAACCGGGGACAGGAAAAACTCTCGTCGCCCAGGAAGTCATGGAACGATCTGGCATCAAGGAATGGTGGTGGATTGGACCTAAGACTTCACTTCCGAATATCCAACGTGAATTTCGGATATGGAAGATTGATCCAAGTATTAAAGTTGTGATGATGACGTATGAGGCTCTCAAGCGCGTCATGGATACTTGGACGCCAGATATGGTGGTGCCACAGGGCGTGATTGTGGATGAATCGAGTCGATGTAAAGGCCCGACCGCCCAACGTAGTGAAGCTGTACAGATGTTGGCCGACAAGGTTCGTGATGTGTACGGCTATGATGGTTACGTTATTGAAATGTCGGGTACTCCGAGTCCTAAAACACCGATGGATTGGTGGAAACAAGCTGAGATTGCTTGGCCCGGATATTTGAAAGAAGGTTCCTGGAGAGCCTTGGAACAACGACTCGCTTTCATGGTTGATAAGGAATTTGACGCCGGTAAATTTAAACAACGCACAGGTTGGAAAGATGACGAACGAAAATGTAAACACTGTGGATTGTTCGTTGAAGACGACGTGCATCAATTCGATCCTACCGGTAATATCGGCTACCATTTATGGGAAGCCTCCGTTAATGAAGTTGCTTATCTCCATGAACGTCTTAAAGGACTGGTCAATATCAAGTTTCAGAAAGACTGCCTGGACTTGCCAGAGAAACAATACCGAGTTATCCAGTGCAAACCAAATGCTAGTACACTTAGGGTCGCGCAGGCACTTGTGCAAGCTGCTCCGAATACCATCACTGGATTGACATGGCTGCGTGAATTGAGTGACGGATTTTTATACCGTGACGAAGTTGATGGCGTTACCAAATGTACTCACTGTGCCACCGGCACAGTGGATGAATGGTTTGATCCAGAGGATGAAGATCGAACATTCCAGGCGATTGATATGCTTGATCCTGACTTGGTACCCAAGTTGATAAAAAGATCAATTCCTTGTCCACAATGTAAAGGTACTTGTGAAGTACCCAAGATTGTTCGCGTTTCCAGAGAAGTACCTTGTCCTAAGTATCCCGCATTACAGGACTTACTCGATGAATGTGAGGAAACGGGACGTATCGTAATTTATGGCGGTTTCACTGGAACCATTGATAGGGTTGAAAAACTTTGTCATAAAGAAGGTTGGGCTGTTGTACGATGTGATGGTCGTGGTTGGCGACTAACAACTACTCAGGGCGAGTTAGTCATGGATGAAGAACCACTGGATTATTGGGCCAATAAAGAACATGCTAAGGTTGCATTTGTGGCCCATCCTGATAGTGGTGGGATGTCATTCACTCTCGTTGAAAGTAGAATGATCGTGAATGTCTCGAATACGTTCAAACCAGAAGCACGCTCACAAAGCGAAGAACGGATTCATAGATTGGGAATGGATTTGAATAAGGGTTGTTGGATTGTCGATCTTGACCATCTACCAACTGATGCCAGAGTTCGGGAAGTCATCAAAGATAATCGACGACTCGAACTTATGAGTATGGGTGAAGTTTTACAAGGTCTATCTTGGGAAGAATAATTTAACAAGGGAGAATTTCTAATGAAGTCTGTTCTCGCGTTTCTAGTTGCGTTTGTTCTTCTGGCTACTACGGCGTTTGCTGCTGTTCCTGATGATCTTCAAGGTATAAGTGTCACGATCAAGGCTGCCAATTCGCAGGGATCAGGTTCCCTCGTAACTCGTCAAATTGGCGATGACACGATCAGTTTCGTGTGGACTGCGGCCCATGTGGTAGATGGGTTGCGGACAACTCGTTCCGTTATTGTGAACGGGAACACTAAAATCTTAGTGGAATACAAAGACGCTGAAATTGTTCAGGAACTTCAACAAGACGGTCGCCGGATAGGCGAAGTCAAGTATGAAGCCAAAGTTATTAAAGTCAGTGATGCGGATTACGGCGAAGACTTAGCATTACTTATGGTTCGTCGTAAGAACGCTTACCCGCTTTCTATATCCACTAAGTTCAAGACTGATAAGAATTATATTCCAGCTATCGGCACTAAACTTGTGCATGTCGGGTCTTTACTCGGTCAGTTTGGGGCTAATTCTTTTACTAATGGTCTCGTTTCTCAGACAGGACGCACATTGACGATGAAGGGTGCTAATGTAAAGGTTTTCGATCAGACAACCGTTACAGCGTTCCCTGGGTCATCTGGTGGCGGTGTATTCCTTGAAGACACTGGCGATTATGTCGGTATGCTTACTCAAGGTGTGCCCCAGGCTCAAGGATTTAATTTCATCGTCCCTGTTCGTCGTATCCATGAGTGGGCTACAATTGCGAACATTGAATGGGCAGTTGATCCTAGTGCTAAGGTTCCAACATTGAAAGAGATAAGTGGTCTCACTGTTGAAGATTCTGGTACAATTAAAGGTTCTGACGATGGCAGTGCAGGAGTAAAGAAATAATGATAATCGTAGAAGGCAAAAATATAGGGTAATCGGAACTATTCCTTATTGTTGTATCAATAGGATAGCAAAGATTGTAAAAGATGGCGATAAAGAACGTACTGCTGTCAAAGAGGGCGGTGTATGGCGATTTTGGACTGTTAAAGATAGATTAGGAAGATAAAATATGAAACTCACAAAAGAACAAGTACATGAGATTAAGATACGTTTAACTGAGGGTGTATCTCAGCCATTACTTGCTAAATCGTTTAAGGTCAGCCGTAGTACAATATCCGATATTGCTACAGATCGCCGCCATAAGGACGTTCCTTGGCCTAACGATGGTTGTCGTCCACTTAAAAAGGCAGGTGGCCAGAGAAAGATCATAGATTATGATCCTACGAATGACAGGATTCTTGAATTAGAATCCGAAGTCGTTATGTTGACTGATGAACGTAACAAGGAAAAAGTAAAGGTCAAGGCGGGGGCTAAAGTAACCGGTTTATTCAAAGCGATTGTCAAGGAAATGGACACGCGAATAAAACCATATACCTCTTTGCCTAATCTCTATCGTCCAACGAAGAAGGATAAGATTATAGAGCATTGTGTGATGCACTTGAGCGACGGACATCACGATCAAGTAGTTCGACCTGAAATGGTCGGCGGACTTGAGAATTACGATTTCCAAATCGCGTGTATCCGCGCTGAAAAATATGTGGATACCGTGATTGATTGGACCCAGAAAACTCTTGCTCCTACATTTGACTTCCCTGTTTTGTGGATACTCGCGTATGGCGATCATACGAGTGGAGAAATCCATAGGGCATGTGAGAGATCATACTACCGCAATCAATTCCGAAATTGTCTGGCGATTGGTCAACTCCATGCTCGGATGTATCGTGATCTAGCACCGTACTTTTCCCAGGTAAATATCCTGTATCTATCTGGAAACCACGGACGCCGGACGGCTAAGAAAGATTATCTTGGAGCAAATGACAACTGGGATTATCTGGTTGCCGAAGTGGCCCGACTACATTCTCAAGACCTCAAGAACGTATCCTTCCTTATTCCCGATGCGTGGTCGGCCAATGTCAACATCAACGGCGTAGGTTTCTCTGTGAGTCACGGTGACGATGTACGGAGTAATAGCGGCCTTCCGTGGTACGGAATGGTTCGCCGTCAAAAAGGATTGATTGCTCTTGGAGCAATGACAGGTCATCGCCCGCGATATTTTGTGGCTGGCCATCATCATACTCTGAGTACACTGTCTGATATGGATGGTGAATTGTTACTTAATGGTTCATGGATCGGGACCGATCCATTCGCATACAACGCTTTGGCTGGCTACCGTGAACCTTCCCAATTACTTCATGGCGTCAATCCAAAATATGGCGTGTCTTGGCGACTTCATGTAAAACTTAAAGATGATAATGAACGATACCCTAAACGCTATCTCATTGATGGCGGGAGAGAAATAGGTCCAGCATAATGCCATTTAAATCTCAAGCCCAGAGAGCGTATTTATACGCCAATAATCCTAAAGTAGCAAAGGAATTTGAAGCCGCTACACCTAAAGGCGCAAAACTTCCTAAACATGTAAAGCCAAAGAAAAAGGCGAAGAAATGAAAGAATTCATCATAGAACATTGGCGGGATGGTGAATTATTGGAACGCATAGGTTGTTCTAATATTTTCGCATATTTACCCGCAGTTAAAACAGGCACAATGAAAATCTCATTTCGTCCCGGTTTAATTGAAATAGCCACTGAGGATGAATTGCGTTTTGATATTGCATCATTATTTGAGGCTTTAAATGCTGACACCGGAACAACGAAAAGCGAGCCAGAGAAAACGGTTCAAAAAATGGTGGGACACCCATCCAGAGAAACATCCAAACAGAGTAAAGAGGATAAAATTATTCGTCCCACCGCCACAACAATTTTGCACATTTGAACTTGCTGACCCACGGGATGAACTAAAATTACCGCGATTGGTATCTTGGGGTTTGGCATCTAATAATCCAGTATGGAAACATGCGTGGGACGTTAGAGAATACAGTCTCAGTAGATGGGCGGCGTGGTTGCGAGAATTAGCCTCATTTGGATTATCTCCGGTAGAATTATCTGGTTGGGCAATTGGAAAACGTATACCTATTGATCCAAGATTAGCACAACAATTAGTCTGGTTGCGGGTCGTATATATCAGACAGATGGCCGGTTGTGACCCTGATTGGTTACTGAATACACTTACAAAAGAAAGTCCTATCGGGAGGAAATTATCTGATGGGACCATTGAACATTTTCCATCGTCGGCCATAACGCAAAAAAATCATTGTACCCTGGCGACACATTCTGGTAAATTAGACGCCGAAGGTAGTCTTTGGTGGGAGGATTGATATGGATAAATCAGCGTATGCTTTTAAATTTAATAATGAGATATGGCAGAAACGATTAGAGGAACTTCAAACTAATCCTGATCCCACATCTTGCGAAAACGATCTTGCTGTCATGCAAGTTCTTGCTGAACAACTTGCAAATGCTGGTCAACCTAAACAAGCCGCCGACGTAATAAAGTCTAAGACGGCGATTGCTGGGATGATTGAGGCGCAAAAGTTCCGAACCGGCGAATTACTTAGTCGTGTGGCTGTTATACAGATCGCACAAAAGATTATACCCCTTCTCATGGGGTGTATTGCGAACAGGTTTGATGGTTGGGAGAATGTAATAGATGAAATGGCCCCGCAGATTTTAACGATTGTAGAGGGCACTTTCAATCCAGAGGAAGAAAAAATCGAATACATCAAACCTCCGGTGTAATTAAAAGTGTATTTTACCGTCATATATTATAGAGAATTCTATTGCGGTCACTCTATAAACATAAGTAAATGACTAAACTTTATCTGGACACAGAAACTTGCGGCCTATACGGTATGCCCGTCTTATTCCAGTACGCCGTGGAAGACGGGCCTATTGTATTATATGATATATGGAAGCATCCAATAAGCGAAACCCTTTCACTTATAGAGTGGATGATGACACATACCATAGTCTTCTTTAATGCCGCCTTCGATATGTTTCAACTCGCTAAGTGTTATACAACATTTCGTTTGGTCCCCCATAATTGGATAGCGGAAGAACATATTGATGAAATAGCCTGTTGCGAAACTTCTGGCATGGAAGGCCCGTGTCTAAAACCAGCGGGCGTTCTGGACCTTATGCTCCATGCTAGGAAGGGTCCATACCAATCACTCATGGCGCGTGATCCTGTGCGTATTAAACGGGTGCCTAACGCTCTCGCGTGCGCTCTCGCCCAGGAACTAGAACAAAGAATTGAGTTCGATGGTATCTATTTTGCCAAGACTAAGGATAAAAATGCCCCACGTTGGAAGGTATTGGACCGTAAGAAACGGGACGGCAATATAGATAAAGATTTCAAAGATGTTGTTCTCAAGTTTAATCCAGCCGGTGGTTTGAAATTCTTGGCAGAACATGCCCTTGGATTACAACCAAAATATCACTTCAAAGATGTGGAAGTCGATCCAATCTATAGACCAGTCGAATTAGGTTATGCTCCATTCGCGTGCGCCTTGTCTAGTGCTGATAAAGGTTGGTATGTGGCACCCAAGAAAAAAGCCAGTAAAAAACAAAGCAAGAGACATTATGCTTGGCCCGGCGTGATAAAATACCATATTGACCATTGGGCGACTAATTTAAACGCCCGTGAATATGCCAAGGATGATATTGTTTATACACGGGCACTAGATATACATTTTGGTTGCCCTGAACCAAATGACAATGATTCTGTGTTGGCAGCTATGGTTGCTGTGGTACGTTGGCATGGCTTCCAGATTGATATAGCCGGTATACAGGAATTGAAAGCCAAGGCGAACGCCATTGTCGATAAGGCTCCGGTGAATTGCAATAAGCCTAAAGATATTAAGGCGTACATAAATGAAGTCATGGATGAAACTGAAAAGTTGGTATCAGAATTCAAATGTGTTGGTGAAAGCACTAAGAAATCTAATCTCGAAGCCCTTGCATCCGATAAATGGAACATACTAGAGCCAGAACCATGTACTTTATGTGGTGGAGATAATTCCAATATTGAATACTTCTGTCATCGTTGCAATAATACCGGGATTCTACAACCAGGGCCACACCCTGTTTCTTTACGGGCGAAAGAAATTCTCGATATTAAAATCGCCAATAAAGAAATTGAACTCTACGCCAAACTTTTAGTGGCTAGAAAGTTACATGCGTCTTTTGTAGTCATTGGAACTAAATCAAGTCGTATGTCCGGTGCCGATGGTCTGAATCCGCAAGGTATAAAGCATACGATAGAGGTAAGACGACTTTTCCCCTTGGCTTGGGGAGGAATGAATCTCAGTCTTGGTGACTTTGCTGCGTTTGAAGTTACCCTAGCTGACGCCGTGTACAAAGACCCACAATTACGAGCAGATTTATTATCTGGGAATTCAATACATGCGAATTTTGCTGTACGTTTATTTAATTTATCACTTGAAGATGTCAAGGCATCTAAAGGCACCGCAAATGACATGTATACTAAAGGTAAACAGGCTATTTTTGCGATGTTGTATGGGGGGACCTGGGAAACTTTAACTCGTAAGTTGAATGTTACACAGGAACGGGCTATGGCCGCGTTCGCATGGTTTGCTCAAACATATCCCGAAGCTGAGAAAACTAGACGCAAGATTTCTGATGCGTTCTGTTCGATGCGACAAGAGAACAATAAACAAGTTATCTGGCGTGAACCAGCAGAATACTCCGAAACTTTCTTAGGTTTTAGACGATTTTTTACATTGGAAAATAAGATTTGTAGAGCACTATTTGATCTTGCTCACAAACCTCCCAAGGAATGGAGAGATTGCAAGGTTAAAGTTGTACGCCGGGATCGTGTACAGACAGCCAGTGGGGCTGTTCAAAGTGCCTTATTTGGTGCTGCTTTTGGTATCCAGAACTCGAATCAACGTGCGGCGGGAAATAATGTTATTCAAAGTCCGGGTGCCGAGATAACTAAAACCGTGCAACGAAAGGTTTGGGATATTCAGCCGGTTGGTGTAAATGATTGGAATGTACTATGTATGAATTGCCATGATGAAGTAGAAGTCGTACATAGACCAGAATTAACTGAACTTGTACAAACCACAGTCCTTGGAACAGTCGAATCTTTTAGGGACCGCGTACCCTTAATCGGTATGGACTGGAAAACTAATGTACCTAGTTGGGGCGAGAAATGAAAAAGATTAAACTTACTCAAAATAAGTTTGCACTGGTAAGTGATATTGATTACGCCTATTTGAATCAATTCAAATGGTACAGTCTCCATATTCGTGATGTATTTTATGCAGTGCGTAAAGTTAATAAAAAGACCATATTGATGCACCGTGTTATTCTCGAAAGAATGGGATTTACAAATTTTAAACAAGGCGATCACCGTGATCGGAATAGTTTAAATGACCAACGGCGAAATCTTCGAGTCGCAACGCACGGAGAGAATCAACAGAATAAGAATAAACAGTGTAATAATACATCTGGCTATAAAGGTGTTATTTGGGATAGGGTTCACGGTAAATGGTTAGCCCGCATTAAAGTTGGCGGCTTAGTAAAATGTGCCGGTTCATTTACAAATAAACTTGACGCCGCCAAAGCATATAACGACGCGGCCAAAAAATATCACAAAGAATTTGCGAGACTTAATCCCGTATGAGACATAAACACGGACCAGAATATAAGATACAGAAAGACATAATCGTCTTCCTGACGGCCCGTGGATGGCATGTAGAGCGTATCATTGGCAATGCGTATCAATCTGGCCTCCCTGATTTGGTGGCTTTTAATCCAAAATGGGGCACACGTTGGATTGAAATAAAGAATGATGGGAGGTACACATTTACAAAGGCCCAACGAAGGAAATTCCCCGTTTTTGAACGATATAACGTAGGAATATGGATTCTCACGTCGGCTACACAAGAACAGTACGATCTTCTCTTTAAGGAACCTAATTGGCGGGATTACTGGAAGGATTCCTGGGGCGACATTCCTGATATTGATAAACTTCTAGCGGAGATTGAAGATGATGAATGAATCCAACGATCCACTACCAACTGATTTGTCTTTTGCTTCTATTGATGAACTCATAGAAGAACTAATGAACCGCGTGGATGCGGGCATCATCATGCTCCGTACAGATACAACTAAAGATGATACAACTGGTGATTCAGCTTGGACAGGCGATCCATTTATTTGTATGGGTCTCTGTGATTGGTTGAATTCTAAGATAATTACCGCTTTAAAGAAAGAATGGGAAGATGGCCAACTCTGACATTGATTATACCAATAATCCTGAATTAGACAATACACCCTTCGCCCACCCGGCATTTTTACGCGGACAGGATGATTGTTTAAAAGTAGTCTGTCACATCATCAATAATATTCTCAATGGAAATGATGATGGTCGTGGCGTCTCAAACGAACCTTGGGAATCAACCCGTAGACGTTTATTGGAGTTAGTCAATGCTCGGAAATAACTGGTCCTGTCTTCCACAAGCGTTTGCGACCGCACTTGATCTTACTTTCGATGAATTCGTTGATCTGATTGGTCACGACGGTCATGCCATTATGTGGCCACACCTACCTGAACCACTTTGTCGCCGTGGTTTTACAATCCAAGAATGTATCAAGGTTTGTCTTGAATTAGGTTATTCAGTGACACCAATTGCGATTTCGTATAAACACAAACCTGTTCCTGATGTTGAACCGTTAAATATGTATGACAGGGATTGTTTCAATAAACAAATCCGAACAAGCAGAGGTGTTCTTACGGGTGCTACTAAAAAATGTCACCATGCTGTAGCTTATGTGAATGGCTATATCTATGAATTATTTGGTATCTATCCATTCGATAGCTCTCAACCTTTTCATAATTTCATTCCAGAGTGTCTGTGGAGGATAGATGTCATACAACAATGAACTAGTCGATTCGATGCGACCACTCTGCAATGAATCACAAGACAATAATGAACTTTACAAATTGATTACCGCTGGCGATCAAGTTGCCAAAGATGCAATGATAATCAATAATTATCGTTTAGTGTTGTCCATTGTGGAGAAGTATATAACTGGTCTGCCACAATTTGAACATTTACGCGATGATCTTGTGGGTGAGGGATTACTAGGATTGACTGTTGCTGCAAATGCTATGGCGGAAAATAAAACCATACCTGATAGTATTGATCCGACTTCTTTCATGTCACGGAGTATTCGTAACCATCTTATAGATTATATCCGCAAAGATAAATCAGATGATATACCTTTTGAAGAACCATCTGAATCTAACGAATCAGATGATGATAATTCAAATGATGAACTTGAAGAAGATATACTGGCATGTTGCAGCGAAGATGAAAAACCTGTTATTGAACTCTGGATAGCGGGGAATTCAGAACGAAACATAGCGAATACATTGGGGATAAATGATACATACGTACATAGAATCATCGGAGCCGTCAAAATCCGTATAATCGCTAAATTCGGCACCGATAAACGTGTGATTATTGAATAAAAGTCGGAATGGAGTGTAATTAAAAGTGTATTTTGCCGTCATATATTATAGAGGAAAATACTATGATACAATTCATTCCACTTCGTTACTTAGAAATGGCTGCCTGGACTCCTGGTATGGTTGTCTATAGTTATGGTGTACCGTTGCCTACGCAATATGGCCCCGATACCAAGGTAATGACTGAGATTGAACTAATAATCCGAAAAGGGCTGGGAATATAATGCCACGTAGAGAATTCCTACAACTCGCCGAGACGATCAAGCTGGACAAACATAAAATTGCTGGCTTATACATGTCCCAGAAATTAGATGGTACCCGTTGCCTGTGGGATGGAGGCGTTACCCGTGGTATTCCTACCCACCTAGTTCCGTGGGCATCTATCCTAGACCCCAAGACCGGTCTCAAAAAGAAAAAAATCAAACCAATAGCTACTGGGTTGTGGTCCCGATATGGCAACCCCATTATGGCCCCGGATTGGTTCTTAAATAGTCTTCCATGCTGTTTTCTTGACGGAGAACTATGGGCTGGTGTGGGTAACTTCCAACTTTGTCGATCTATTTGTGCCGGTGACGAACCAGACCCACGTTTCAATCAAATCCAATACGCAGTATATTCTTCTCCTAGTTTCACACAATTATTTCAAACAGGAGAAATTAAAAATAAGAATATGTTGTGTGATATTAACTATGAAACAATATACGCTTTTGTATCATCGCGTCTCATAGATTTTGAGGGCGACTTCCATTTCAGTCCGGCTAAGACATTTGAACAGGAATTGATCTGGTTGAACGATAAGATCGAATCTCAAAATGAATTGGAAACTCAATTTGATATTCCAAATGGAGTCGTTCCCCAGCCGTGCTTTCTTTTGAAACAAGAGAAACTTTCTCTCAAGGAAGATGAAGCACACGCACGATTTGAAGAATACTTGACATGCGTAGTCGATCAGGGCGGTGAGGGTCTTGTCCTCCGTGATCCGACCGCCCTGTGGATTCCAAAACGACATACTGGTATTCTTAAACACAAACCATACCATGACGCGGAAGGCACCATTATAGGCTTTACGAGTGGGCGCGAGACAGATAAAGGTTCACGTCTACTTGGTAAGATTGGCGCATTGGTTCTTGACTATGGGGGCGCGAGATTAGAGTTAGCCGGTTTGAACGATTTGGAACGTGAATTCGACACACTCCAAGGCCGACATTTTGCACTAGACCATCCAGGTGTAGATATGCCATACTGGGTGAACGGAAAGTGTTTTAAAATCGGTCAGATTGTGACTTTCAAATACCGCGAACTATCCGATGATGGTGTACCTAAAGATGCTCGGTATAGTAGAACTTGGAGTGAAGAATGAAAAAGACGATTAAATTTATGCTTGACTCGGGTTATGATCTTCGATGCGGAAAACATCACGGTGGAATAGGGTATTTCGCATGTTTCTATCGTCAACCGGAAGGTGCCTTTGCACCCATTCCTCAAACTAATTGGACCGAAGGTGGGCATGGCCTTACATTAAAAGCGGCCATAGAAAATGCCGCCGATATAGCTTGTCACTTACCGGACGCCGTTGCCCCTGGCCCTGAAGAATTTGTAGAAGATCAGGATTGGTAAAATGCTTGATAGTATAAGAGACTATGCCAATCGTGCATATCTGGATCATATTCGACAAATATCCGTCCAAGAGACTAGGACGACTATTATTACTGTTGTTTTAGTGGTCCTACTTATTTATGTTGTTATTCGTTTAGTCAATAAATACTTATAAGGGAGGTGATTAACTTGTTTACGACACTTTTAATTGTTGCTGCGATTGTTGGTGTATGCTATCTCGTAGCGGGGAAGATCAGAAATGTATAAAGTAACAAATGATCTGGACACACCGAAAGAACAAACCTTGGGAACAACCCAATTCGGGAGTCTGGTTGTCTTATTGGAACCACATATAAATCTCGGACCTGTCGATACTGTCGTATTGGTCCTTGGCGGTGCCATTGAATCATGCGTCGTATCGTTTAAAAGAAACTGTGTGGGCGGTTTCTATCCTATCTTGTTTAATCGGGATACTATATTGACCCAAATTAAATGTCGTCTATTGAAAGACGGCGAAGGTGTAATCGTAGAGTACAAGGGATAAATCATGCAAATTGAACCGATCATTATCAGTATGTTGGAAAAAGGATTTCAATGTGTCATCCGGCCCGTTGGAAATCGTAAACAGGTTGTCTTTCTTCCAGCAGATCAACTTATCAATGCAGATGCGCCCGCACCAAGCATTTCACTGGGAGTGGCCGTCGAACTCGCAGCCGAGAGGATATTAGAACATGCTTAAACATATAAAACACATCCTTGGGGTGTTGCTCGCTTTTATCTTGGGATTCGCAGTAATTCTCGTCGCTCCACCTTATATTGGTGGTGTGTATTATTCCCTTTGTGGGTCGCATGAGGCAGAACAAATTTGGCTCGACCGTTGTATCCTCCGAATAAAAATTGCCAGAGATATAACACCTGACCCAGAATTAAAAAAGATTCTCGATTATGCCGCCACAAAATACAATAAAATTGGGGCATGGAATGTCATGGTCTTTCCTTTGGTAGCATTTACAGATGAGAAGGTATGGGGATGCAATGTACCGTGGTGTCCCGGAATTACAATAGACCCGGAAGTTACACATTATCCTATCGCAATTGGAGCCGGAGTGATTGTGCATGAAAGTTTACATGATACTTATTTAGGGCACGATAAAATTACTCCTATCATGGAACGAATTATGAGGATAAGATGATCTATTCTCCACGACAAATTGCTGAACACTTGGACCTTGCTGTCCTACAACCGAACGCAATGCAATCAGAAGTCCATTCGGCAATTATGTTGGCCAAGTGGAAAGGTATAAAGTCAGTTTGCGTCCCTCCGGTATACACTCGTTATACCAGTAATCGGTTTCCTTGTGTATCCACTGTAATTGGTTTTCCTCATGGTAATAGCGAAGTCGGATGCAAGATCAATGAATCCTACAGAGCGATTTGTCACGGCACACATGAACTTGATGTAGTGTTGAACTATGGCCGATTCATAAGTGGCTATGAAAAGGATGTGCGTGATGAATTAGCGTGCATCACTAAATTGGCACATGAATCATGCGTTCTAGTAAAAGCAATCCTTGAGACTTGCCATTACTCAGAAGCCCATTTGAAACGTATGTGCGAGATTTGTATCGACAATAATGTGGACTTCGTGAAAACATCCACCGGGTTTGGACCTAAAGGTGCAACGCCCAGTGTGGTCACATTCTTACTACAGTGCCTTAAAGGCTCGGGCGTCCAAGTCAAAGCCAGTGGCGGGATAAAGACCTACGACGATGCTTCACTATATCTCGATCTAGGTTGTACCCGCTTCGGCGCAAGCAATTACTGGGAAGTCTCAGGAGAAAGTAAGTGAATAGACTAAGAAATAATCGCTGCTATTTATCCGGTGCAATGGAATTCATGCCAGATTTAGGTGTCCAATGGCGAGAACAAATAAAAATTGACTTGTCTGATCTCGGTATTATCTGGCTAGACCCGTGTAAAAAACCGACTAACGCAATAAATGAACAACAAATTATACCTATATTAAAAGCAGCCAGGGAAGCCAAACAATATGATAAAATACGTGAACTTGGCAAAGCAATCCGACATATTGATCTGCGCTTAGTAGATTGTGCTGATTTCCTTATTGTAAATTTGGATTTATCCATCCCCACTACGGGGACACATGAAGAAATAGTAACAGCTAATCGGTCTAAGAAACCAGTTATCGTGCGAGTTGTACAAGGGAAGTCAGCCGCGCCTTTTTGGTTATTTTGGATGCTTCCACATGAATTGATCTTCTCTACTTGGGAAGAAATTCATACATATTTACGTAATGTAGATTCTTGTGATAGCGCCCCCGATCTAAACCGTTGGTTATTTTTTGACCTATGACACCACTAGAGATCGCTAAATTTTGGTCACAAGTAAAACGAACTTCCGGTTGTTGGCTCTGGACAGGATCATATTTCAGAAATAAATATGGTCGATTCAGAGTTAATGGTAAAAGTTGTTTAACACACCGACTAGCATTTGAACTAATCAATGGTTATGGCCCCGGAAGTTATTATGTATTACATCATTGTGATAATCCTAGATGTGTGAATCCCGCACATTTATTTACGGGAACACAAAAAGATAATTTAATTGATATGGACAAAAAGGGACGCCGCAAAAATCCCGATATACGTGGGAGTAAGAATCCAAATGCCAAACTTACTCTTAAAAATGTGAAATATATTAAACGAAGCACTAAATCAAACTCCGAATTAGGAAAAGAATTAGGTATTACTCCGACTCAAGTTGGGTATATCCGCAGAGGAAAAAGTTGGAAATTATAATGCCAAGTCAACCAAAACGAACCGCTACGAAAGCAATAACGTGGGAAACCATATCCACGGTTGCCACACTAGGTTTGGCATATTGGATGTTCGGAAATTTTGGCAGTTGTGTCTTATTTAGTTTTATTACATATTTTATGAAGTTAATTTTATTCTATTTCCACGATAGATTTTGGCACACCATCAGATGGGGAAAGATATGAAAAATAAAACAGTTCATATTGTTGAAGTTGAATGGGTGGATTCCTGTAGCAAGGATGTAATCTGGGAATGTAAGGATGGTCTCGAACCCATGGTCCCTCTGCCATGTGTGAGTGTTGGTTATTTGCTCGAAAAGACCAAGACTCACATAACAATTTCTCAAACTTTGAATAAACAAGCGGTTGCTCGGCGTTTTACCGTCCCCATTGGATGCGTCAAAAAGATACGGAGAGTGGAATGAGTAAATCAGGACTCGCCCCAACACGAAAAAGTAAAACGCCTGGACGTAATGCCAAGTGCCCGTGCGGCAGCGGTTTGAAGGCAAAAAAATGTTGCCTCACTAAGATCAAACTCTATAATTCAATGAACCTTGAAGAACGGAAAAAGTTTTATACCGAAAGTCTTTTCATGGCTAACAGGATTAAAGAACAGATTGCCAAACTTCAACAACCTGTTGTAGCTGACACAACAAGTAATTCTGCTGGTGAAATTTCAGACATGGCCCCAATTTACAAAGGAACTTCCCAATGACCGAATTTGGCTTTGAAATTAACGATCTCGACGATGAAGATGAAGACGAATTTGAAGACGCCGAATGGAACGACTTCGATGACGACGATGACGAAGATGACATCGAAGATGATGACTGGGATGAAGACGAAGACTTCTGGGACGAAGAAGACGATGAAGACTGGGATAACGACTTCGAGGAAGATTAAATGAGCGACATACAAATACTAGCCCAGTATCTCAAAGGGACGGATAATTCTTTTGAGTGCGCTTTAAGTGAATTGGGTTTCGATCCAGATGAATACGATGAGCGGAAAATTCGTAAACAACTTAGAAAAGAAACTGGGTTGGTTCAATGTCAAGACACGGGAATTTGGCGGAATAAGGGGATCAGATGAGAGAAGTTAAATCACTATCATATTCGAGTCTTAGTCTTTGGGAAAGTCGGCCAGACGAATTTTATCTGACACGTCTAGCTGATCGACGATCTCCGCGTCAACCACAGGAACGTCCTGCTGCCGCTGGTTCTGCTTTCGATGCGCGCGTAAAGTCAACACTATACGCAGAGTTGAAACTAGGCACTGACCCCAAATACACGTATCCGGCATTATTTGAAGCACAAGTCGAACCACATAACCGTGATTGGGCTGGACCGGAAGGCGACTTTGTATTTGAAGCATATAAGACATCTGGATTCTATGATGAACTTCTGGATTATCTCAAGGTATCCAAAGAGGCACCTCGATTTGAATTCACAGTAGAAGCCACGATTGCCGGTGTCCCATTCACAGCTAAACCCGATTTACGATGGATGACGCCGCTCGATGTTCATGTGATCCATGACTGGAAACTCAATGGATATTGTTCCAAGAATTTAACCAGTCCATGCAAGAGTTACATGAAGGTGAAAGATGGTTTTATTGGCAAACCATCCCGTGGTGACGGCAGAGAACACAATGAATTCTTGGCTTGTACTCACCGCGATCTAATCATCAACACAACTTATCTGGAAGTATCCAACGACAAATGGGCCGATCAACTTTCTATGTACGGGTGGTCTCTTGGGGAAAAGATCGGTGATGAAGATGTTGTATTATCTGTCCATCAGATCGTCGCCAAACCAAATGGCCTGCGCCCACTTTTAAGAGTAGCTTCTTATCGAGCCAGGGTGGCCGCTACTTATCAACGATCCATCGCTGCCAGACTACAACGATGTTGGGACGCAATTCAATCCGGTCATATCTTCGCTGATCTCAGTTGCGCAGAATCAGCCGACCAATGCAAACTCCTAGATAATGTGGCAGAAGGATTACAATCCACTGGGTCAGAGGAAGATGCTTATTTCAACGAAGTAACGAGAGCTAGGTACAGAGGTTAAACTATGAAACAATTTATTCTAATACTGGTTGTAGTCGCATTATTGGTAGGCGGTGGACTATGGATTTTTAAACCAGTCCTACATCCTATTCCCACTGAACCGATTGTAATTTTGAGATTACAGATTGTACCACAAGAAAAACCACTCAATGGTTCAGTCTTGTTTTGGAATGGTGGTCTCTTAGTCCGACCAATCTCCAAAGCTACTGGTAGCACGATAACGCACGCCACGATCATCCTATATGAAGATGGCAAACCATACGTGTATGAAGCTGTGCCTCCTGTAGTGCATCGTGTGCCGTATAATGACTATCTCAAGTTAATGACAACGCATAAGAGGAAAGATTTCTCTTATTTCCTGATGGAACCTAAACAACGGTATACTAAAGACTCCCTGGAAAAGATGAAGGCATACGCCGATAGTCAATTAGGACGACGGTATGAAATGCGTGGTTACTGGAAGGGCCATGAAGTTCGCGGTATAATGTGTTCCCAATTCGCTGGCAATACGATTGAAAAGAGTGGATTGATTAAGTCCAACAACTTCAAGGAATCACCTGGAAGTCTCTACCGAAAACTCCTACCTTATTACAAAGAGGTTAAGTAATGTTACGATTTTGTATTAGTGATCCTCATTGGTGCGATCAAGGACCGAGAGACAATTTCCATATCAATGGACGGCCACAACGCTTCAACAAATTCCTAGATTATGTCCAATCTCGTAACGGGGTTCTTTACATCTTAGGGGATTTGTTCGATTGGTGGCAAACTACTGTCGGAGCATCGGTGATGGCTTATCTTCCGATATTAAATCGACTGAGCCAGATGCAACATCATTACGTCATTGGAAACCATGACAATACATTCAAAGACCTGATCGGTCAGTGGGTGATGCCTGACATTCCCGTAATTGAAGACAGTGAACTCCCATTTGAAGAAGTCATTGGTGGGAAGAAATTTGCCTTCTTACATGGACACGAAGCGGACCCCACTTGTTGTAGTGACAACCCTGATATTGGTGAAATAACTGCGATCATGTCTGGTATGTTGGAAGATCGCAACAAAGGCCCGGTAAAGAAAAATGGTACCGTCGTTGAGGACGCTTTCATTCATTCATTGGAATTGCCATTGAATATTTGGAGGGCCGTGAGCCACCAACGCGACCGCAGAATCGAATTGATCGACGGAGTTGAATCTTACAGACTCAAATTGGGTGCCGACGTGGTTGTGTCTGGCCACACCCATGAGAAAGGACGAATTGGCACACATCATTATAATCTCGGATGTTGGTGCCGAGATTGTGACACGTTTATAATTATTGACGACAATGGAAATGTTACTCTACAAGAGTGGACTGATGATGGTCCTATCTCAAGTGATTCGTTATTAAGATGAGACGAATTAAACTCACACAAGGAAAATATACTTTAGTTAGCACCATTGATTTTGAATATTTGAATCAATGGAAATGGTATGCCAGAAAACAGAGAAGTACTTGGTATGCAGTCCGGGATATATGGATACCCGTACATAAAATACTTTACATGCACCGGCTTATTCATAACAGATTATATTTCAATACCCAGATGCAAACAGATCATAAAGATCAAAACGGATTAAATAATCAACGAAATAATTTACGGGTCGCCACTAATACGGAGAATAATAGAAATAAAAAGAAACAAAGAAACAATACTTCCGGGTATAAAGGTGTTTATTGGAGTAATCAAGGACATAAATGGTTTGTACAAATATGTGTAAATAAAAGGTTGATATATTTAGGTTACTTTACCGAAAAACTAGAAGCCGCAAAAGTATATAATAAAGCCGCTAAAAAATATTTCGGTGAGTTCGCTTACTTAAATCCAGTTTGAAAAGGAACTCCGATAATGCTTTGTATAGGCGGACCCTTACATGGTCAAGACATTGAATTTGATGGAGCTAACTATTTTTGGGCACCGATCCTAGGAGATCGACCCTTCAAAATTTGCCTCGATGTGCCCGATTACCGGCCACTCAGAAAAGTTCTGTATAACAGACAAAGACTGGTTACACGGACCCGCAAAATTATCGAATATTGGGTCGTTGACTAACCACCCATTTGGAGTAGAATTAAGATGAAAGAATTGAAAAATTACCTGATCCTGGCCCTAGTCTCCGTTCTCATTGGATTGGCCTTATATAGTGTGTCACCCGTAACGCCCCCAGTTGCGCCAGGAACGCCGCCTGTGGTTGACCCACTGAAACCCCAACCCATAGTCATTAAGACGTTGGTGGATTACTACGCGGATTGGTGCGGGCCTTGTAAGGCAGCCAAGCCAATGGTAGATAAACTTGAGAAAGAAGGGGTGATTGTACACCGGGTAAATGCCGACAAATCCCCTGAGTTACTCCGGGAAAATAATATAAACTCGCTTCCGACGTTCTTTTGCACGATGGGTACTAAACAACTGCGGACCCAAGATATAAATAAGGTAGTCGCGTTCTTCAAATGAAAAAGATTAAACTCACACAAGGTAAGTTTGCACTAGTCAATGATCTTGACTATAAATTTCTTACTCAATGGAAATGGTATACCCGTAAATGTGGTACTACTTGGTATGCCGCCCGAGCAATTAGAAGTGAGTCCGCGATATGTACAATCTATATGCACAGAGTAATCCTTGAAAGAACGGGCCATGCAAATTTTCGACAAACTGACCATCGAAATGGGGATGGTCTTAATAATCAAAGACGAAATTTACGTCCTGCAACTCATACACAGAATCAGCAGAATAGACGACCACAGATAAATGAATCGGGGTACAAGGGAGTTTCTTGGGATACCCCGAATAAAAACTGGCGTGCTCAAATCAGATTAAACGGGAAACTTAAAAATTTAGGAAACTACCGCAATAAACTAGACGCCGCCAAAGCGTACAACAAAGCAGCGAAGAAATATTTTGGTAAATTTGCAAGGGTAAATCCAGACATCAAATGATTATCATTCTACTGGCTTTTATCTGCGGTGTTGTATTAGATGTGATCTGGGTACTTTTAGTCCAGACTGTCCAAACAAAGCGCGCTGTAGTAGCGGCGACTTTAAGCACTTTGATGTTTGGTTTGACCTTGGTATCCACAATATTGGTAGTAGAACAGTGTATTCCAGCCTTAATTGCATACGGAGTCGGTAACTTCCTGGGAACATATTTTGCAGTAAAGAGGGGCGAATGAATACGAGAGTTGTCAACATACGAAACACCGCACGATTCGATGTATTCATCGGTCGGCCCAGTAAATGGGGAAATCCATTTCCTTTAAATTGGAGGCAAACGCGAGAACAAACTATCGAATTATATGAGGCGTATATTAGGAAACGCCAGGACTTACTAGATGCCCTCCCTGAGTTAGTGGGCAAACGACTAGGTTGCTACTGTGCCCCGTTGCCTTGCCACGGGGACGTTTTAATTAAATTGATTAAAGAAAGAGGACTCGAATGAATTTCAACGATTACCAAGCGTTTATGCGATCAGTTAAAATTTACGCCGACACAGATAGAATCCTATATCCAACACTTGGTCTGGCTGGTGAGGCGGGAGAGGTGGGAGAGGTGGCCAATAAAGTCAAGAAAATGTTACGTGATGGTGTGGGAGTGACTTACATTCGTGATGACCTAGCCAGTGAACTTGGTGATGCTCTTTGGTACATCGCGGCCCTTGCCGACGATCTTGGATTTGGATTGGAAGCAATTGCTCAAAAGAATATCGAGAAACTCACCTCTCGAAAATTGCGTGGAAAACTTAGTGGCAATGGAGATAACCGATGAAGAACGAACTAATTTGTGCGGATTGTTTGAAATATCTGCTCCATAGTAATACAACGTGGGACACAATCTTTGGTGACCCCCCTGATAATATCGGACTGGGTTACAAAGAATATAACGACAAACTCAGGGATGGAGAATACTTTGAATTACTCTCTGATTGGCTACAAGTTTTTATACGTAGAGCAAGGACTGTATGGTTCTCATATAACGCCAAATGGACTTTCGCTCTCGGCGGACTTGTATCAGGGATGTTGGCTAGAGAAGTCGGGCTAGAAGCCAGATTGTTTATCCAACATTTTACATTCGGACAGAACCGCGATACAGATTGTGGAAATGGATACCGGCCTTTGTTGCGTATTCGCCGGTCAGATGCTCCACTATTCCCAGAAGCGATTAAAGTACCGTCCTGGCGAGAAGTACACGGTGACAAACGTGCGCGGAGTGGCGGAAAAGTTCCGCTTGATGCCTGGGATATTCCGCGCGTGACTGGTAATAGTAAACAACGACGTTCCTGGATTCCAACCCAACTCAACGAGGATTTAGTAGAACGCGCTTTATTGTTGACTGCGCCTCCTGGTGGAACAGTATGCGACCCATTCGCAGGATCGGGGACCACCTTGCGCGTGGCCAAAAAACTAAATCTGAATTGTACTTTGATTGAAATAGACCATTCTTACTGCGACCACATAGCGGAAGAGCATAATTTAAAAGTGGAACAATATGTGTAAAATAATTTAACAGGGAGGTTTTAATGCTACCAGACTTAAATAGGCTCGGTTTGGACCTCTGGCCTAGTAGACGAAAATCCCGCATCAAGAAGGCTCTTGCTGCGCCGGATGGACAACGTATTCATATTACTGACGGAGAGGCTGAAACTATAGCACGGAATGAGACTGAACGTGCGATCACGGCTAGATTGAAAGAACTCGAAGCCGGTGATCCCTCACAAACCAGACCACGACAAGTCCCAAGGCCAAATTGTTGGCTAGATTGGTCATAATGCCTTGACTTTACCGAATAATATGATATACTTAAATAGAGGATAATATGCCCGAAACATTAGATACCTGTTTTTTGATATGCGCCAAACACGGAATTCATCCTAAGTTTAGACAAGAACTTATTGATTTCGCCTTAAAAGGCCAACTCAATAACCGTGAATTAGGGCAACGAATCATGTCCTGTGAAAATTACAAAGAGACTATCCGGGATTTACAATCGTGATAACTCCAAGTTTAACCCCCGTATTGTACGATCATGTAGGCGCACCTATAACCGTGGGTTGCCGTCTGGCATATCCTAGACGTACTGGGTCAGATATGTGGTTGGAAGTAATCACCGTCGCCGGTATACGTTACCTTAAAGACCGCGTGATTATCAACGGACAGACTATCAACGGTAAACGCCGGTATACTAAGAACTTGCATAACTGTGTGGTCATCCCATCCGAAGAATACTGGACAGTGAAATGATATTCAATGATATTTAAACTCAAAGTCACACCTGGAACAAAACGTAAAACCTATAAACGGTGGATGGACGTGACTAAACATTACCGCATAACATGGGCACGAGAGATATTCGGCGTAGTAGTGCCACCCCATTTCCATGCGTGCGTACAAATAACTCTCCCCGATGGGAGAGTTATGTGGGATTTCTGCGGAAAACGTGGTTCATACAAGACATTCAAATTAGCAATTGCAGCCGCAGACAAACATCAAGAGCAATGGTTGAAAGCTAGTGAAGCTACAGGAATACGTCAGATCGAAGAAATCTTTGGTAAGGTTCCCCTTGGTGTCCCCGTAGGTGCCAAATTAAAACGAAACATCCGTGAACTCATAACCCAGAAATACTTGTTATGACAAAATTACAGGACATTATGGACGCGACACAAGAAGAAGTTGCTGCGCTGGCAATTGAACGGGCAAAATATGACCGGAATGAAGCCATGTTTCGTGCGGCAGCATCTAGTAATTTGTATGAAAAATCAAAGATGGACCTTAAAGAAAGTGAGATAATGTTGACTCGCGCACGCAACGCTAACCGGCCATCTATTCTTTTAGGTGCCCATATCAGTAAAGAAGAACGAAATAAAAAAACTGTATACATTGCAGAAGCGCGAGGATTATCGGTTGAAGCAAGTACGCCGGAACAAGCGTTCCTAAATTTCGACGACCAATGGACCCAAGGTGAAGACAATGATTAAATATTTACTGGTCTTTCTAGTATTGGCAGTTACTCTCCCTGATCTCACCCTTATTCGCGTAGGCCGTGATATAGGTGTAAAAAGTATTGCCACAGGTAAACAACAAGATGACTGTCAGCGCATGGCAGAACGGCAAGCAGCCTATCAAGCCAGAGTAAAAGTCCAGGGCCACCAAAATTGGGAATCTAGGGTCCAAGAACTTTATCGGGCCATGCCGGATTGTGATTCATTCGCAGAAGTATGTGCAGAAAGTTGGCCTAACCAAGAATTGGAGCCAGCGGCACGGGAAATGTTCTATAGTTGGTCACAGTCCCGTGGTAAGGATGGAAAATCGGGCCATTGGGGTGTAGTTGACGGTAAGTGCGATTATTGGGGTTATAGCATGTGTAAAGGTTCAAATGGGACATGGTATGCCGCAGGGGTTGTAGGGTATAAACGAAACAAATGAAGAAAATTGCCCTCACTCAAGGAAAGTTTGCATTAGTCAGTAACATTGATTACGCCTATTTGAATCAGTGGAAATGGTGCGCCCATTTTAATGGTAAAAAATGGTATGTCGTTAGGAGTCTACCCGGTATAACTATTTATATGCACCGCCTAATCCTTGAACAGATGGGATATGACAATTTTAATACGGGCGACCACAAAGATGGGGACGGGTTTAATAATCAACGTCGCAATTTACGTCCGGCAACCTTTGCTCAAAACAGTCACAATCATAGTAAGACTAATAAAAACAATACCTCCAAATTTACAGGTGTAGGATGGCATAAAGTAAATAATAAATGGCGGGCATATTTAACATTCAACAGAAAATACATCCACTTAGGCGATTTTATATCTAAAAACGATGCAAGGTTAGCATACAATACCGCTGCATCAAAGTATTTTGGAAAATTCGCAAGAGGTGTAAAATGAATACTGTAATTATTAGTCAGCGAAATGTTTTATCATTACTCTACCGGTCATTGATCGGAAAAGAAACCCCACTACAAGTAGTAGACGGGCATAACATCTATGTCGAACCGGACAGCGTACATTACCGCAGTCGATTCCCCGGTCCACGTCCGGCAGAAGAAGAAGCCTTTATTAAGATCATGTTACGGACTGCAAAAGAATACGCGGGTGTATAATGGAAGATCAATTACTTGAATTAGTGATTCTTTTCCTCGGTGATGTAGCGATATTACTACACGAAGAAAGACAGTTAATATGAATCTGCCACGTCGAACAATCGCACAACGCTCCGATCTATTGGGTGATCTCCATAAGTATGGCGTCAACCTCGATAGTCGAGAGATAGTGTTGCAATCAAATCCAGATGGTGAAGATGGTTTGGATTATGTATCAGCCAATACATTTATTAAAAACCTGTTGTTTTTGAATAACCTCAATCACTTTCCTATCGTCATTCATCAATGTACAGTCGGCGGTGAATGGAATTATGGTATATCTATATTCGATGCGATCAATGCCAGTCCGTCTCCAACTATTTTAATAGCTTACGGACATGCCCGTTCAATGAGTAGTATCATTCCCCAGGCCGCGAAGAAACGAATCATTATGCCTAATTGTGATTTTATGATCCATTTTGGTGGTTGTGGTTTTGAGGGCGATGCACGCAGTTTTGTAGCAGAGGGACTCAAAGCCGATGAAATTGATCGCCGTATGATCGACATTTATTCAGCCCGTTGTGTAAGAGGACCGTTCTTCAAAAAGTATTCTCGGGAACGGGTGAGAAAATATCTCCGAGAACAAATGAATATTAAACGAGAATGGTACATGTCCCCAACCGAAGCCGTCCACATGGGATTCATGGATGGTATATATGGAACGCCTGGATACAGATCAATCAAGGAAATTTTACAGAAGAAATAAACTATGACAGAACATGATCGTCTAGCCGAAGAAGCAAAGTATGCCGCCCGTCGCCGTTACCGTGATTTGAGCCGCGAAGAACTTCTCATAGAACAAGAACGAGCGAGAGCATTTTACCGATACAAAGGTGCAACCCACGAAGCCGTCGCGGCCTGTGAAGTCATCGCCAAATTACTAGGAGAAATCGAATGAAAGAACCTTTCGTAAAATTACCCAAGATCACCCTTAAACGTGCTGCCGTGGAGGCAGTTGTAGCGGGGGTAGCGACATTGTTGCTACTAGCGGGGATAGGCACCGTTGGCTATATCGCAGTCAAGAACACCCCTGGTTGGCTCGTACAGAATTGCAATGCCATCCTACAAGGACTGGGAACCGTGTTCGGAACCTTCCTTGGCGGTATCCTACTTCGTCGCGTGAAAACTGTTCGTAGTGTATTACATACCGTGACCTGTCACACTTTATTTAAGGATCAAGAATGATTAAGATCATCCTACATGCGGGTGAGTCCATCCAGTCTGCCGTGAAAAGATTCTCGCGTCTTATCAAGTCGTGTGGTCTTCTCCGTGAATTGAAAGAGCGTGAATACTATCGGAAGCCATCCGAAAAGACCCGTACAAAGAAAAATAAGGCTAAGATTAACGCCAGAAAAGCGCAGGCACCGAATGAAAGGTAGGCATCCATAATGTTTGAAAAAATAAAAGACTTGTATTATAAGGTTTTACCTTATGATTGGCGTCCTGGTCAAATCTGGTATCGGTTCATCTGTTGGAGTTGGCGTAGGTATTCTACCGTTCGGTCACGGTATTGTAGTCACACATGGATAGACATGGATGAACTTCTATCCCAAACCATGTTTGAAATATTAAGCCGTTTCGTAGAACGCGAAATGGATATTATAGATTGGGACTATAATGACGAACATCGTCATGCCAAGTCAGAAATCATGTCACTCTATCATTGGTGGCATGACAACTACAACAAATCCTATATCGAGGACGACCTTAAACTTTGGGAAAAAATCCACATGTATTCTCCCGAAATTACTTGGGAACCCTGCGATGATCTGTGCGTAAAGATGATTACAAATTGGATAACTCCTGACGATGAGAAAAAATATCACGATTATCTCGACGATAGTATAGCTATCGAAGCAAAACATGAGGCCGAATTAAAAACTAACATGATTCGTCTAATCAACATCAAAGAATACCTATGGAGTTAAAATGCTAACCCCTCAGGAGATTTAAGGTAATTTTCTAAACGCCTTTCCACCTCCCAGCAATTCTCGCACTCGGACATGTCTGTAATTCTTGTTTCCTTATCACACGTTTTACAAAGTGTCATTATTCCTCCCAATCTTCTTTAGGCACAAACTTAGGTTTCACATACGGATTAACGATTACAAGGGGGCCAGGGCCGACGTAATCAGGATTTAACCATCGTCTCTGGTATGTCACAGACTGTTCATTCATTAGACTCATACCATATCCTGCGTAACCGCCCGGCCCACGATAATTCCCGTAGCCACCGCATCCGCCCCGGCCACAATTATCCCTAACGTAGCCACCCCTACCACCATAAGTCATAACAGAACTGCTGGTATCAATCTCGGTCCCGTTGATCCATTTAGGCGCATAGACGGTAGGCAACTTTTTAACTTGTTCCAAGTTAAAATTTACCGCCCATTGATAGAACTCCGGTGCCGTCATAGTGTAAACACTACGCGGACAATGACAAGGCGGCGGTATTTGATCGCTGACCGTCACTTGTGTAAACAAACATAGCAAGAGTAGTTTAAGCATCTTGTTCACCTTTAAAAACTTTGTGTAGCAACCCAGTCATAGTCACCGCGACAATGACAGTAATTGTTATAGACATGACCCACCTCTGACAATAGTTGTGGGTAGGCCACACTCTATTTCCATCAATTCTTCGGCATGTTTGTCACAGATCGGTTTGCCATCAATTTGCATAGTCGCCTTGGAAGGGCACTTAATGCCCTTGCCAGTAGGGGAAAGCCCCACAGGACTGACACAATTAGTTTTAGGTTGTACGGGTCGAATTTTCATAGTCTCTCCAATTGTTCACGTTGTTCCGAGTTCGATATTCGGTCGGTCCACAATTCCATTTGATTCAGTCTCTCCGACCACAAGGTTTGCAGGGCCAACTGTTTGTTCATTACCACTCTCCGAATCCAATCCTTCAAATAATAGGTCATATAACGCGACCAACTTGTCGTCAGCCGGTTCTTTACAGTAACTAGTCACACGATCTATGATAGCGGGTTGTTTCTCTGAAATCAAATATCGTGCAAGGACGGTCGCCGCATACTTAGCGGTCGCTAATTTAAACTCTCTTGATTCGCTCATTTGTTCCTCTTAGGGTTAAAAGTTAAAACTACCGTTTTAGGACTCCCTCGGTCGCTATAATCTCGGTTGTCCCACCTTGGGCACCATTTAAGTATACCTCATTTATTAGGTTTGTCAAGCAGAAATTTTATTTAACCCGGCTTTCACGAAATCGCTTTGTCGTCTAATATGAGCGTAGACCTTACTAAGCATCTGCAAATTCACATGACCCATCAATACAGCCACAGTTTCCAGGTCCACACCGGCCATAATAGCACGGGTACAGAACGTATGTCTGAGACTATAAGGCACAAACGTAACTCCTGTCTTAGTAACGAGTTGTGAACATTTTGTGTCAAGTTTTGTTGCAGAAAAACCGAACAACTTTCCGTCCGGCTGGACAGAAATTCGACGCTCCATGATCGCCATCGCTACATCGTTCAAGTGAATGATCCGTTGGAATTGTTTTCCCTTGCTGTCAATCTTTTTGTATACAATCATCCGGCCAACCCGATCAAAATTCTTAGACTCTACAAGTCTAATCTCTCCCGGTCGTGCGCCCGTTTCGTATAACAACGTCAACAAATCGAATAAATCGAGATCGTCTACCGCTGTAATAATCTTCTGCCATTGTTCAGGTGTGAGATAAGTTTCATCTCCACGACTAATAGCAGACGGCAATTTCATCTTGGCTAATGGTGAAGTTTCGATATAACCTTCATCAGCCGCCCATTTCATACACGTCTTCATTGATCGCATGAGATTACGACGATAATTGCCCTTTGTACCTTCGACCCATTCAGTGATATGCAATGGTTTCAAATCCGCAATCCGCATGATACCCGAATGGAACCTACGCAACCGTGTATAGAACTTGAATGTTCCTGGTTTAGAGTTCATCTTATGATGGACTAAAAATTTCTCGATCAATTCAGCGACATGATAATTTTTCATAGTGATCCTTTATTTTTCCAGGGCCAATTTTAGTCTCTGTTTAGCGCGATGTTTAATTACTCTGAATGACTCCACACTAATCCCTAATTCTTCGGCACCGGCAATATCAGTTAATTGTTTACAATCCACAACTGTCCGTTCTTGCGGCGAAAGTAATGCCAACAATTCTTCTACCACCCCGTAATCAGGGATTTCACAAGCCACTAAATCTACACCCTCGATAGATAATAGAAAATTATTTTCATAGTTCTCATATCTATCCGCCATTTTTGTTTTTGCCACAGAATATAGATACGAATGTATATTTTCAATCTTACTGGTATCTTGTTTTACCGCTGCCAAAAACACTTCTTGTGTAATTTCCTCCGCAGTATGAAAATTGTGGACTTTTTTATTCACACTATACAAAATTTCATTATAAAGGTCTGTGTTTTTCACACCGATACCCCCACTTCTGTAAATCGGCTATAAAAGTTCCATCGTGTTCGTATGCCATATCGCCCCGCAAGTAAACCGTCCGTATTCGTCTGCACCCATGAACACAATCAAGCAAAACTTTTATAGCCCATTTGTGGTCGTCGAGTACCACTAAACTACCGGGACCATATACTGTTTGAATAACGTGTCCACTATATCTGAGCCACTTTGATTGTGGTATACTCATTAGTTCTGATTGAATCATTTTCAACCTCATTCCTTCGATTCGCTTCCCTCCATGCCTCTCCCAGGTTCACAAAATAATTACCTGGATCATTGGTTTCCGTGTACTTCCGTGTTGGATAAACTTTCCATTCCTTCGGATAGCAATTACTATTTTTAACTCGCCAGATCATGCGAAGTCCTTTGTCTTTAGTTTTGTAATTAGTCGGTGCCCCTTCTTATCAAACAATGCTTCGAGCGGGCGTCCCACCATTCCCTCCGCTTGCACATCATCGCATACATGAATGGCAGATAAAAACCCATTACGGGTTTTTTCTGTAGCTTCTTCCAAGGTCATAGTGCCAAGATAAGGCACAGTGGGTAGTCCAAGTTTCTTTGCTACGTCACAGACGTTTTCCCAGGCTAACCACCATTTGCCATCGACTAGTACATCAAAGATAATGAAGCGTTTATACAAACTATAACCTGAACCGGCCTTCTGGATACCGTAACCATAACCCTCACCATAAATCACAGCATCACAATCAGGAAAAACTAATTCCATGTGTTCCCGCGTAATATAATCGCACAAATATTCCAGTAATTCTTTAGGAATCTGCGCCTTATCTGTTTTACCGCCGAAGGTTAATTGATTGTTGTGCCACATCACCCTGATATTGGTCCCGTCTATCTTCTCCGTCCATTCCCAGGTCTTGAGTAGACCATAGACACGGTTCTTCAAGATCAATTCCGGTTTAAGTTTAAACGTGATCGGATCGCGCTCATACAGGGTTTCAATTTTATGGTATTCCACTTTATTTCTCCGTTGTCCAAAAAGATCGCTTATCCCAGTTATCAAAAGTACGTTTCAAACATCGCATGTGTTCAGTAGCTTCGGATTTCGTATACGGCCCAATATCCTCGCAACCCTCAATTGGAAAATCTGTTACCCAATACCCATCATCCCGTTCTTCAATTTTCATCGAGGTGGATACTTCCAAGAAGTCCGAAGGATTTCGTAAACCACAAACGCCGCCACAATACCAACGGCACAAATAAAATCATATTTCATAATGAATTGCATAATCATATTACTACCCTATTTAATCGCGCAAATTTTCCGTGGTACTTTTTCGCCGCTTTGTTATATGCCTGTGCGGCTTCTCTCTTGCTCATAAAATAACCTAGATGTTTTTTGTGTCCATCAAATTGAATCATAGCCCGCCATTTTCCATGAAGTTTATCCCAATGAACACCTTTGAACCCAGAACAATTATTTAGATGTTTAATTTGATTACAAATATTTTGTTGATTAGTCGCAGGGCGTAAATTTCTTCTCTGGTTATTTAAACCATCGCCATCCTTGTGATCTACTTTCGTAAAATTTATATGTCCTTTTCTTTCAAGGATTACTCTGTGCATCCAAATACTCCTGCCATTATCATCACGAACGGCATATTTATTATACCTTCCGTGATTATAATGCCATTTGAATTGATTCAAATAAGTATAATCAACATCACTGACTGATGCGAATTTTCCTTGAGTTAATTTAATTCGTTTCATAATTTTATCAGAGCCGATTTCTGGTCTTGTTTGATACTTATAGGTTGAACTATGGTGGCACTAACTTCAATACACCAATTCCGTTGGTAAGTTTCAAGTAAAGTAAGGCCATCCGGTAACTTACCGGACAGTACAAATTCCTTATACTGGTCGATTGTAAGTTTCTGTTGGATCAATTTTTCAAGTTCAATCTTGGTCATGTCGGCCCAGTCCTATATTTGCAATCTTTTTTATCTCTTTTATCTGAAACATCAGATCATCCATTGAGTGGGCTGCGCCATCCGGTCCTATCAAATTAAGAATAAATTGATAGCCTTTACGTAGTTCTTCAATATCGTCTATTAAATAGGAATTCCCGGACCCAAGTATCATATCCCACTCCGAACTGCCGGAATAGGCACCACAATCCCACCTTGGGTCAATTTACTGGCAGCCCGTTCAGCTTCCAATCTGGTATTCCAAACCGAACTAATCTGATTATAGTAGAGAACAGCAAATCTATCCGGTTGTTCATCCATTAGTTTAGTTACTTCCCGCGCTAAATGAACAATCAATTCATCCATATCTTTAGGCGGGATTCGTGTATCTTCATCAGTATCCCCATACCAATAAGCTATAGTTTGTATGAGCACCCGTTCAAGGTTTGTCATCATAATCCCCTCCGAATGAGTTTACATTTGTATTCCAAAAGTTTGACTGTCCGATTGGATAGATTGTAGCCGCCCGCCTTTTAAACAACAATCATCTGCCTTTGAACCGACTTGAACCATTGTATTGGGGTATATACACGACACCAATTCTACCAAATCAAACAGACTACATTCTTTCACGTACTTCCGAATAATTTTTTTTGCTTCTTTTTTTGTTTTGACAATCATTTCGCATCTTCCTCATTGCAAAGGTCTAAATCATCGCGTAGACCGGCTAATGCTTGATCTAAGCGTGCCAACTTGGCCACAGTCTCATATCTTGTATGAAGTTTAGGGATTCTCTCCGTAACTTCTATGGCCTTTTTAATGTTCACATACGATTGAAAGAGTAATGGTTTGTCCATCCTTCGTCCTCTCCCGGCAAGTTCCCTACGTCTTGGTAGAGTTTCCATAACCTACTACTAATATCAAGGACTTGATTCGAGACTGCCGGATAGTGTGCTGCGTCATGTTCCATAACGTAATTCTCGAACATATCGGCAATTAGATAGACTCTATCCAATAGTTCATGTTTCAGGAACGGTTCCAATTTTCTCAGAGCCGTTTTCGGCTTATGTTTGGTCTTCATTCTGTAATCCCCAGTCTATCGCGGAGCAATGCCAACTTCTGGTCGGCTATCGCCAACTTGGCGACTGACCGAGTTTTATCATCCAACCGTGGGATATTGTCCTCGATTTCGCGTATGATACCGGCTAGAGCATCATACAAGTCGAAGAATGTTTTGTTATCTTGCATGTCAATTTTTCTCCGGTCTAATCCAAGTCTCCAATAATGTGCCGGTTTCAAAGTCCGCGAATTCAATCCTAGACCACCGGCCTTCCGTTGACAGGTATTCCAATGCCGTGTGAGCCGCCGACATAGAATGACAATTCTGTGTTGCAACCCGGATACCGTTCACATTCCACAAATGTAGTTGAATCATAATATCTCAAACTCCCCTTCTAAGAGTAAAAATTCATTGTCTCGTTGATTCAGAGCGGCTGGCCGACAAGCAATATACTGTTTCCGCCCATCGTCCCGACCGGGAAGATTCTCCACTTCTGTTATTTCCACAATGGCACCTTTCGCCAGACGATTAAAAGTACCACATTGTTGTATCGCAACTAACATTCGCGCTTTCATTGAGCCACCTTACTTGTGATTCTCTGTTTGCCACCATGCCCTTTGATTCGGAGTTTACGGCGGGAATGAAAGTTATATTGTTTCGGCTTTTCCCACGGGGTAACTTCAAATACCCGGTTACGGTTTTTGTTTAAAAATTCGTACTTAAATGCGCTCTTGGATGGAAGTCGGTCAATTTCTCGACATTGACAAGAGCAGAATCTTGCCCCTGTTGACAGGACTTTTTCGGTCTGAAATGGAGTCATACAGACTATGCAAAAGTAATTATTCATCACACTCTCCGTTGGTATAAACATCAGACAATTTGCCCTCTAATGATTCAACTTGTACCCCATCGCGGGCTGGAAAAAGATAAGAGTACAGTGAAGCTAAGTCATCAATATCAAAGTTGCGTAAACATTCTTTAATATCGGTTATTGCCTTATTTTCGTGTATTTTAAGAGCGGCCATTATCTTCCCTTTACGGCAATAGGTATCTTGATTTTCTTAGATGCAGTCGAGCCGCTGCCTCTTTCCTGTTCACAGATTGTACAGCGATAAGAAGCGGCTTGGCCACTATCAGCGGCCCGGTTGTGTACTCGCATACCGGGGCCATAAGTTTTGTTTTGGTACTCGGCACCCGGACTTCGGAAGTCCGCGCATTTTTCGCATTTAAAAATCATAATTTATCCCTTCATTGAATTACTAGTTCACCATATTTAAGTATTAAACAGTCGTTACTCCCCAATTATCATAATCGTTATCGACAATTGAAAGATCCCTTTCAAATAAATCACCTTCGCCGTCGAGGACGCGCTGACGCGCATCATTAGCATTGTCTGCTTCTATTTCGGTTATTTCCACCCCTTCCACGGGGACAATTACTCGGTATTTATTCATCGTATTTTCCTTTCTATTTAAAGTATACCACATAAATGGTAAAAGTCAAATCGGATTTTCGGGATATTTTTTGTTATAACTTTCAATATCTCGTTGTCGTTGGCGGTAAGTCACTCATAAATCCCTCTCATATTTAAGTATACCTCATTTTTAAGGAAAGTCAAATTATTTTTTCAAAGTCAGAACGAATTTGACATTCATTCAACAATTTCCAATTTAACTATTGTAATCTGTATAGACGGCGTATCCGTCATCTTATCTCGCTCTACCAATAACTGGCGAAACTTCTCAATTCGAGCATGCGCCTTTTCAACACTGGTAAAGGCTGTTGTAGAATTTATGACACGATGCGAGTCCGTCATATAATCCGAACCTTCCGCACGCAAGTAATAAACGTAATCTAAAATTTTCATAGAGCCGATTTTTCCTCTTGTTTAAACTTTATTTAGTCTGGCAAACTTTCCTTGAGTGAGTTTAATTTTCTTCATTTTCCAACTCTACTTCGGATACCCAGTCACCCCATGATCCCGTAAAATAATCGTGGCCCTCCTGGATGACAGTACAATCGTATGTATCACCCAAATTGATATATACAATTTCCCGATCTTCAATGCTTATATGCTCGATACCAAATGTGATAAATCCGTGGCGTTTCAAATACTGATTGGCGAATCTCAAACCGTGGCCATTCTCGGCACACTCACAAGCACGTTGCAGTACAATAAGAGGTATCATTTTAATCTCCCTCAGTGTCGATATGTAAATATCGCAATGAATCCATCGGTAAAATTTCCGTGGATATTTCTACATCAAGATAATCGTCAAGTCCCTCATAATCCGCAAGAGTCTGCAATGCCTGTTTAATGGCACCAATACTATAAGGGTTATTATGCTGGTATCTTGCACCACTGGTACAAAATACAGTCAACACTCGAAGACTATTGACTAGGTGCGCTTTGGCGTGTTTTCTTTTTTCTAAGTCCATACTACACCGTTAGTTGTTGGTGGCCTTGACGAAAGTATTCGCTTGCTCCGTTGTCCGTTTTTATACAAATCGTTCTCTGAGGCACATACAACGAATAGAGCATTGCCAAGATATTGGCATCACTATAAATCGAAGCATCCAAGTCCTCTATAAATTCAGTCAGAGCATCTTTAGCCCGTTGGTCTGTTATTTCTAAAAGCATGATTGTCCTTCTTTCTATTTTAAGTATACCACATAAAAACGGTTTGTCAAATAATTTTCCGGTTAATCCTAATTTTTTCAAGAGCCGAAAATTGCCATGTTATCATATTTTTTCAAGAGCCGAAAATTGCCATGTTACTAAAATTCACCATAGCCGATTTTTCTCCATGTTATCGCGCGGGCGCGGGCGCGGGCGCGGGCGCGGGCGCGGGCGCGGGCGCGGGCGCGGGCGCGGGCGCGGGCGCGGGCGCG